GTCCTTTCAAAAATTGGCGGTGCGAGCACTGGTGGAAGCGGTGCACTACATGAATGAACCAAGTCAATTAGTGATTCAATGTGATTCGCCCTACGCCGTCAATGTGGCAAACTCCGGAACAGCGGACGGAAAGAAACATGAAAAGATGTGGCGAGAGTATTTTACTATGACGTCACGAATGGAAAAGGTCACCGTGATTTTTAACAAGGAACATAAATACAGAAAGTACCTTTTGAGGCAGATTTCAAAAGGCGGCTATCGAACAAAAACAGACAAGGAGTGATAACTATGTTTGAAAAATTTGGAGAATTTGACTCATGCGAAGAGATTAACATGGCAGCACAAGGCTTGTACGAAGAGGGCGACACCAAAAGCCTTCACACTCTCGCAAAAGAAAACGGACTGGAGGATATGTTAGAGATTTATCTTACACAGACACCTGATGACATCACATCCGGGGAAGTGTGGTTATGCGACCCAATCTCCGCCGCCATCGGAAAGTTAAAAGTCGAGCAGAAAGAGGCATCTAACTGGAATTTTTTGGCGGCTGATGTAGTCGGCTATTTGATGGGAAATTGTGATGACGAGGTGTTCGCGAGGGCGGTCAGAAAGAAAGGAAAGCGAATTAAAAAAGCGGCCATGTTGGTGGCAGAGGAGTCAAAAAAACACAAAGTTATGATACCGGGAGGCGGCGGAACGTGTAACTACTGCGGACCGATGCAGGGGTATCAGATTATCAAGAAGTATTATCAGGAGGCTTAATCATGACAGGGAAAAAGGATAGAATTGAGCGGATCAATAGCCAAGCCGTACCTCTCCCTGAAGCCTTTATCGACTGGATGGATAGACGGATGCCGCGCTTCATTATTTACGAAGCAGGAAAAACGGTTGGAAAGTGTACCGGCTGCGGAGCGGTATCAAGTTATAAAAAACTGCGAATCGGTAATACATACACGTGCCCGGCTTGTAAGAAGCGAGCGGTGGCAAAAACAAAAAAGATGATGCTGCAGGAAATATCGAGAAAATTTGTTTACATTCAAAAGATAAAAAACGGCATGATGGTACGGTTTATCGAGCGAGTGTATCATTTTTCAGGAGAAGGAATTGAACGGAAGGAAAACTGTGAAACACTTCGAGGCGCCGTTGAGAAAGGACGCCGCCAATACTGGTACGAGGAACAATACCGCTGGACAAGTAACGGCTTTATGTTCGGCTGGCAGGAAAACAAGAGCAACTGGTCGACACGCGCTCCAAACAATCCAATGCATTGCAACAAGAATCACAGATATGAGCGAATCGGCGAGCCGGAAGTGTATCGAAGAAACATAAAAGGTGTTATCGAGGACAGCAGCCTGAAATGGCTCGCAGACAAAGGAAAAGACCTGATTCGTGTCGTAAACAATAGAAAAAGATACTACGTTCAAATAAGCGGTTTTTTGGATGTGTACGAAGCAATGCATCGCTGGCCGTGTTTGGAAACACTGTATAAAACCGGATGGGATTGTCTTGTGGGTGACATTATATACAATTGCAAGATAAAACTTGCCGCAAAAGAAAAGAAGCCACAGAAAATACTCGGTATACCAAAAGAATGCTTAAAAGAAGCAAAAGAAGCAATGTTCCGAGCAGAAGATACACAGACGTATATCTTGAAATGCCAGATGATTATGAAATGCACAAAAGATACTGAGCTGATACAAACTATAGCCCGAAAGATGACTACCACTGGTATAAGATTTTACTTTTTTGAAATGGGAATGCCACTCAAAAAAACGTACGCATTTTTGGATAATTTAAATTCACAGGACAAATATGACTATGCGGATTATCTAAAAATGGCGAGAGAAATCGGGAGCGACATGACAGATGAATTTGTGTTGTATCCGCGAGATGTTAAAACGGCGCACGATGCGGTAATGAATGTGATAAATGAGAGAGAAAGAAAAAGAAAACGAAAAGAAGCCCGAGAAAAAGATGCGTCAATACAAAAAGTGTACAAGAAGATAAAAAAGAAATTTTCGTACGAGAACGACGATTTTGTATTGCGGCCAGCAAAGACGAACTCGGAGCTGGTAAAAGAAGGACAGACACAGCATATATGCGTTGGAAGTGCCGGATACGCGGGAAAGATGATAAGAGGCGAGAGTTATATCTTGTTTCTGCGAAAAAAAGAACAACCGGAAAAACCGTTTTATACCGTGGAGATTACGCCACAGTATGAAATCATCCAGCGTCACGGGAAATACAACAAGGAAGGAAAAGAAGTAACGGCCGTGGATGCCTTCTTGGAAAAATTCAGAAGGGAGGTGGGGCACGTTGAGGTCAATCATGCAGTTGGGGCATGACTGGGATTTTTGCTTCTTATGCGGCAGAAATCACACAGCAGACCCTTGCGGACTGGAAACACACCATGTGTTTGGTGGACCGAATCGAAAACATTCGGAACAATACGGCTTAAAAGTAAGACTGTGTGGTGAACGATGCCACCGAAACGGTGCGAACTCAGTACATAGAAACCATCAAGTGAATTTATCTCTAAAGGCAGCAGGACAAAAAGCCTTTGAGAGTCGGCACGGCACCCACGAGGATTTTATGAGAATCTTCGGAAAAAATTACATCTAGGCACCTCTGGCTTGAATATCACGGCGAGCCATGTTAAAACCTCCCGGTTAAAAGCCGGGAGGGAATAAAGGAGAAGAAATGAAACAGGACATAAAAACAGCAGTGATTGAACTGCTCACTGACTTAATCAAATGGATAGGAGGCAATAATGGAACAGATAACGATAGTATTAAATGACATGGAAGATGTCAAAAGGGAAATCGACAATTGCCAGCGTAAGGCAGTGAAGAGCGTTGTCGAACTTGGTTACATCTTGAGAAAAGCGGATGATGCTGAACTCTTCCGCGAAGCGGGCTACTCCAGTATCTTCAAATTCGCAGAAGCGGAATATGGCTGGAACCAGTCGCAGACCTCACGCTTTATGGATATCAATAGAGAGTTTTCGAAAGACGGTTACTCAATCGAACTACAGGAAAGATATACCGGCTACGGTCAGGCGAAGCTGTCAGAAATGCTGACGCTTCCGGACAACATTAGAGAGGAACTTTCTCCGGAGATGAAACGCGAAGACATCCGAGAAGTGAAAAGGCAAACAAAACAGGCAGCAGAGCAGGAGGCAGAATCCAACTTTGTGGCCACAGTGTCGTTTGAATCAACAGACAACAACTTCCTCACGGATTCGATTAAAACCTTACTGGGACAGAAAGAATTTGCTGACAAGTTCAAAAACTTATACCCGCACATCACACGAATGATGAGCACGGGAACTGTAGATACCGAAGCGGTTGCAATGGCGGTATCAGGAACCGGATTTGGCTTTACAAGAGCCGGCGCGTATATGTATTTCTTTAAGGACACGGAATTGCGAATCACAAAGGGAATGCAGAAAAAAACATACTCATACGAGGAATTCATTAAGTCAGCGGCAGCGATTAGAAATCCATCCGGATTATCCGCAGAAGAATGGTATGAAAAAGTGTTCGATACACCTTTACCGGTGGAACAGAAGGAAGAACCACCAAAGCCACAGAAAAAAGAGCCGCCAAAACCGAAACCGAAAAAGCCGGTCGTAGAGCGAAAAAACGTTGATTCGGAGCAATCAGAGGAAAGAACTGAGTGCGATGGACAGACAGATGTCTCAAAATTCGCCGAAAAAGAGCAAATCGGAGACGTCGAACCAGTAGAAAACAACGAAAGTTCGATATTGGACAAGGATTCGGTTGCGCCGGCGCAAGAAAAACAACTATGTAGCTTTTGCGAAACTGATGGTTATATTACTTCGGATGATGGTGCAACTACACTGACTATATTAAAATTATTGGACGACAAAGGAAATGTAAAAGTAGAGATGGGGGATGTGTCGGGAAAAGTAAGATTCAATCGTTGTCCAATGTGCGGGAGGTGTTTTGGATGAAAACAAATCATAGAGAAGAACGACCGGAAAAGGTATATATCACAAAGGAGCAGCTGACGCCGTCCCGGTTAATGCTGAAAGCCGGAGATGTGATTTATATTTATAAGTCGGCACCGATTGGTGAGAGAGTGAAAGGCTTTGAACACAGAGTACCGGCACAGATTGTGAAACTGTATAGAAATCATGCTCTGTGTGCCGTGAATGGGAGACGCGAGGCGTTTACCTATGCGGAGATTGCACAGGCGCAGTTGAGAGAAAGGAAGGGAAAGAAATGATAGAAAATGGTGATTTGAAATCAAAAATAGAACAGAAATTTACTGATTTGTATACGGCTCTTGTGATACAAGAAGGAACGATATTCAAAAGTGCGGGAGCGGAACTTCTTCTGGAGGATATGGAGAGCGGTGGCTTCTTTGATGCTCCGGCAAGTAGAAGGTATCACGGAAGTTATGCTGGAGGACTTGCGCAGCACTCTATCAATGTATTCGAAAGAATGATGGAAAGCGAAGCACCAAGAGATTATGATGTAGGAACAATCGCCACGGTTGCTTTGTTACACGACATATGCAAAATGGACGCCTATCACAAAGAAAAAACAGAGGACGGGAAAGAAATTTACGTGTATAACAAAGACGCTTTTCCAGCAGGACACGGCGAAAAGTCGGTGTTTATTATTCAGCGGCATATAAATCTGACCGATGAAGAAATCCTTGCTATCCGGTGGCATATGGGCGCATTCGATGATGCGGTTAGAGGTGGAAGCCGGGATATAAACGCGGCATATAGAGCGTCGAAATTGGCGGTATGGTTACATTTAGCAGACATGGAAGCAACATACATTGACGAAAGGGAGGAATGATATATGTTCATTAAAACAACCGTATTCAAGCGCTTACTGAAACAGGCATACAAAAGAGATGCATTACAAGTCGGACATGAGGACAACACAAATATATATTACATAGTCGGCGGCTATTGGGCAGTCATGGTTGAAGCAAAATTCTTTACTAACTCCGCCAAGGCTGCGCTGGTTGAGTTAATTGGTGACTTGCCGAAAAACGAGAGTGTTAGGATATACAGCGATGGAACAAGGCAGCAGTTGATAGATGATTCCACGTGGTTCGCGCTTGCGTTGCAAGAACCGGAAAAATATTTGGAAAAAACGAATCTTTTGGTAGAAGAAAAGTTTGGCGTTTTAAGCAGGCTATTTTCAACAGGCGAGAAACTTATCCCGGTAAACGAAGGCCTATGCTCCTTGATTGACGAAGAGGCAAAAACATCGGATGACCTTGATATTATTGGACCATACAAGACGCTTTTATCCGGACATATGATAATGTGGAAAAACAACACGTCAACGGTCGGGCTTTCACCGCGGGTATGGGATGATGATGGAGAGTTGATGGAACAGTTAAAAGAATTGGAGCAGTTGAAGATTTTTGGAGGGGAACGATATGAGTAGTATGAGAGAAAAAATACCGGTATGGAAGAAAGTTAATCTATCAATCGAAGAGGCAGCAGCCTACAGCAACATAGGGGAGGCAAAGATTAGAGAGCTGGCAAAACTCCCGGATTGTAACTTTGTTCTGATGAAAGGAACGGTGACGCTAATTAAAAGAAAGAAGTTTGAAGAATATCTGGCAGAGTTAGAAGTTTTGTAATCTGCTATAAGTTCTCAAAATCTTTCAAAAAGTATTGAAAGAGCATTGTATTTGTGAGATTATAAAAGTGCAATGCTCTTTTCTTTTACCACTGGAAAGGAGAGGAAACGAAAATGGTAAGACGAAAAGACAACAAAGGAAGGGTACTCCAAAAAGGAGAAAGCCAAAGGAAAGACGGCAGATATGTATACCAGTACACAGATTTGCAGGGCGAAAGAAAATCCATATACGCAAAGAATCTGTCTGACTTACGCAAGAAAAAGCGAGAAGCAATAAGAGACCTAGAAGACCACATTGACACCTATGGGGCAACAATAACATTAAATCAGTTGTTTGACAGGTATTTATCATTGAAAGCAAATATAAGATATTCAACGCGTCAGAACTATACGAATTTGTGGAACAACAATATCAAAAACACACCGCTGGGAAATAAACAAGTCGGGAAAATTGTAAAAAGTGATATATTAAAGCTATACAAAAACTTTTCAGAGCGAGGCTTAAAGTACTCGACGATTTGTACATTTAATGGAATACTGGTTCCTGCTTTTGATTTGGCGCTGGCAGATGACTTGATACGAAAAAATCCTTGCACTGGCTGTGTAAAAGAATTTAGAAAGGATGACGCAAGGGAACGAGTGGCGTTATCAAGGTCTCAGGAACGGGAATTTGTTAATTATATAGGTAGCAGTACAATATACGCAAAACACTTACCAATGATAAAGACTGCACTGAAAACGGGTTTGCGATGCGGTGAACTGATAGGCCTCACCTGGTCAGATGTAGACTTTGACAAGGAAGAGATAAACGTGAATCATCAGCTTGTGTACAGAAAGGTTGATGGAAAGTATAAACTGTATGCAGAGGCGCCGAAAACGAAATCGGGCACAAGGGTGATACCGATGACAAAAGAAGTGCGGCGTGAATTACTGATACAAAAACAACGTCAGATTATGCACGGTACAACAAGCAAAGAAATCATTGACGGATATCGTGGCTTTTGCTTTACTACAAAAAGACGTGCGCCTATCATGCCCTCGGCGGTTAATAATGTGCTGTATAATATCGTGAACAGCTACAACAAGACAGTAAAAGACTGTGAAGAAAGACTCCCTAAAATATCCGCGCACATATTGAGACATACAGCGTGTACGCGCATGGCAGAAAGTGGTATGGATGTGAAAGTATTACAATATATCATGGGTCATAACAGCATCAATGTGACGATGGAAGTGTATAACCATGTATCGCCGGAAAGAAGCAGGGAGGAAATGAAAAAAACAGAAAACATTCGCCTGATCGTTTGATATTTTACTTCATTTTTTACTTCAAAATATAGAAAATTATGAAGTAAAATGAGAAATTATGAGAAATCAGGCAAAAAAGTGGGAGTGAAGAAACGACGTAAAATGGTAGGTTTGAGGGAATATAAGAAAGAAAACAAGACCTGTTAGCAGTCGACTTGAATGAGTGCGAAAAATAAAGAAAAATACCGATAAATCGGTACATTTGCGGCTATCAAAAAACGGTTTTACTTCAAATTTACTTCAAATTGAATTGAATAACGAGAAAAAGGGCATTGCATAGGTGACTTCGGTTGCCTATTTTTTTATGCAAAAGTTTAGGACTCACGGAACTCCTTTTCATGTTATGGTATGGAAAAAGTTAAGGAAAGGAGTGCGGAACATGAGAAAATTCAAATTGAAAGATGGAACATACGACAGGCTTAAGTGGTGGGCGATGTATGGACTGCCTACGTTGGGGACGTTTATATTTGCGCTGGGTACGATATGGAATATCTCGTACGTGGAGCAGATTGTAGGAACTATCACGGCAGCAGATACAGCTCTTGCAGGTCTGTTGGGACTGAGCAAGAAAAACTATCAGGAGGACGATGCGGATGCTTGAGTCGGTGATTGTTGGTGTCCTCAGTTTAGCGGGAACGGTAATCGGCTCCTTTAGTGGTATGAGGTTGATGTCGTACCGGATCGAACAGTTGGAAAAAAAGGTGGATAAGCATAACAATTTTGCGGAGCGTATGCCAGTCGTGGAAGAAAAAATGAAAGTGTGCGAGCATCGCATTGAGGACTTGGAAATGTCAGAAAAAGAGAATAGGAGGCTTGAACATGAAAATTAATATGCACGCCGGACATAATCCGGATGGAAAAGTAGCATGTGGGGCGACTGGCTTTTTGAAAGAGTCGACAGAAGCCCGGAACGTAAAGAATGCAGCAATCAAATCATTAAAGGCAGCAGGACACACAGCGTACGATTGTACGGTGAACAATGGAACATCGCAGGGAGACATCCTGAGGAAAATCGTCGCAAAGTGTAATACGCACACCGTGGATGTGGATGTATCAATACATCTCAACTGTGGAGTGGGCGACAAGAAAGGCAATGGAAAGACCACAGGCGTGGAAGTTTATATTGCTAGTGAAAACAGTAAAGCAAAGGAAAAAGCAACTCGTATCTGTGAAGAGATTTCAAAACTTGGATTTAAGAACAGAGGCGTAAAGGTCAGAAAAGACCTCTATGTATTGAATCACACTAAGGCACCGGCTCTTTTGATAGAGTGCTGCTTCGTGGATGACAAGGACGATGCGAAGCTGTTTGATGCCGGAAAGATGGCGAAGGCGATTGTTGCCGGTCTTACCGGAAAAAGCACAGCCAAGCCAGCGCATAAAACAGAAACAAAAACAGAAACAAAGACGGCGACGAAGAAAAAGGATTCCAGCAAAACAGTAAAAGTAACAGCGAAGAGCGGACTGAACTGTCGAAAAGGACCGGGTACAAAGTACGGCACAGTGATGGCGTATCCGTATGGCTCTACGCTTAAGATTACAGAAGAAACCAATGGATGGGGAAAGACATCCAAAGGCTGGGTGAAACTGGAGTACACGAAAAAGATTTAGAGACAGGGATGAGGTGAGACATATGGAAGAGCCAAAGGTTAAGCCTCAGCACAAATTAGTGGCAAAATACTTTTTAGGAGCAGCGGCAGGAAACGCCGAAAGAGCGGTACTTATGGCAGGCTACTCGAAAAAGTACGCTCGCGGCCACGCCTACAAAGTAGTGGCACATCCGGCAGTACAAACTTACATGGAGTATTTACTAAACGAAGCAATGAATGACCCGGAGGTACACATTGCGGACATCAAGGAGACGCAAGCCTTTTGGACAGCAACCATGAATGACAAAGCGCAGCGGATGCGTGACAGGTTGAGAGCGTCGGAACTATTAGCGAAAGCACAAGGACAATTCAAAAAGGAGGATGACTGGTGAGAACATTATCCAACTTTTATCAGTCGAGGGAATGGCGGAAGACAGTCCGCTTGATACGACTTCAAAGGCTAGACGAAAACGGTCAGACGATATGTGAGTACTGCGGCAAGCCAATCGTAAAAGACTATGACTGCATCGGACATCACATTGAACATCTGACAGAGGAGAACGTAAACGATGTCATGGTGTCATTGAATCCGGAGAACATTCAGCTTGTGCACCATGTTTGTCATAATCGGATACATGAGAAGTTAGGCTCGAAGGAGCGTCAGGTCTATCTTGTGTATGGTCCGCCGCTTGCAGGTAAAAGGACATATGTTAATAAGGCAATGAACAAAGGAGACTTGATAGTTGATATTGATTCAATTTGGGAATGTATTTCAGGGCTTTCACGATATGAGAAGCCGCCAAGACTAAAAGCAATTGTGTTCGCAATGCATAAAGCACTAGTTGAATCTGTGCGGTATCGTCAGGGAAAGTGGTCGAATGCGTACGTTATCGGCGGTTATCCTCTACAAGGCGAAAGAGAGCGCCTTGTGAAAGAATTAGGGG